CAGCACCGGGCCCACATGTCCCTGCTCGCCGCGCGCAAGGCACGCGCCGCGGGCGGTGATCAGCGATGAGCGCGACGGCGCAGTTACTCGAGCAGCTCCGCGGGCACTACATCGCGGAGACCACCCAGCCGGGCGCGCGCCGGGGCGGGGTGTTCGCGCATGAGGTTTCGCCGAACGGCTCGTGGGGCGGTCCGGGGATCCGGCGCGCGGACGCGCTCTACGCGGGCTTCACCTCGGCGTCGGGGCGGATCCTCGTCGGCCACGAGCTGAAGGTTTCGCGCGCGGACTGGCGGGCCGAGCTCGCGAAGGTCGGGAAGGCCGACGCCTGGGCGGACGCCTGCCACCAGTGGTGGATCGTCGCGCCCTCGACCGAGGTCGTCCCGCCCGAGGAGCTCCCCGACGGCTGGGGGCTGATGCTCCCGCCCCGCACCGCGCGCGGCCGCCGCATGCAGATCGCGGTGAAGGCCCGCGTGAAGACCGACTACAACCCGCCGTGGTGGGCCGTGCGCTCGCTCATGGCCCGCCTCGAGACGCTCGAGCACGAGCAGCGCCACGACGAGATCCAGCGCATCGTCCGGGCCCAGGTCGCCGAGCGCACCGCGCACCTCGAGAAGCGCAAGGCCCCCACCCAGGCGAGCCTCGAGGACCAGCACCGCCTCGACGACCTCACACGCCTGGAGAAGGAGCTCGGCTTCGAGCTCGCATCCTTCCGGTCCGACCTCGAGAAGCGGCAGATCAGCGTGCGCGACTTCCAGCGCGCCCTCCGCCTCGCCGCCGCGACCGGCGCCGAGGCCGGACGCCTGGGCAACCTCCGCTACTCGATCAAGCACCTCCAAGAGGCAGCGACTTCCCTCGCCGAGACGGTCCCCGAGATCGAGCGCGCGCTCGCCGGGGGCGGTGAGGACCGGTGAGCCGCCACCGCCCGGGCGCGCGGGTCCGGCTGCGCCGCGGCCGCGTCGCGCACCTCGTCGCCCAGCACGGGGATCCCGACGACGGCGCTCGCTTCACCCTCTGCGGTATGCCCGTCCTCTTGGACGACATGGCCGCGCTCAGCACCGATCCCGACTGCCAGGGCTGCTACTTCCGCCCCGCCGTCCGACCCCGAAGGAGCCCCCGTGCGCGACGTTCATGAGGACCCGCACCCGTACGCCGGCGAGGTCGTGCCGCTGCTGATGAAGGAGTCGAAGGTCGGTGACGAGAAGCCGGCCGCGATGTTCCGCATCACCGACTGGGCGGACCGCGTCTACGGCAAGCCGTGGCGTCTGCACCGCTCCCCAGGCGTGCTGCTGTTCAGCCTCCGCGCGCAGGGCCTCGGGCTCCCGATCACGGACGACAACGTCCTCCACGGCACCCTCCTGGGCCTGCCGATGCTCATCCACACCCGCGAGATCGATTGGAGCCGACTCTGATGGACCCCAAGCTCAAGAAGCACGTCAAGGACCGCCCGTTCGCACTGTCCGCTGCCCGGATCGCTGAGGACGTGAGCCGGACGCCGCTGCGTCCTGAGCAAGCTCAGGTGGCGTCCACAGCGATGATCGCGTGGGCGATCCTCGACCACGCCGACGCCGTCCGCGAGCTCACCGCCGCGCTCGAGCGCGAGGACGGTGACGCATGAGCACCTCGACGATCTACGTCCCGACGCCGATCACCAGCGCCGAGCAGGCCGAAGCACTGCCGGTCGGGACGATCGCGCTCCTCGGCCCGGAGCGGCCCGCCGCCTTCGAGAACGCCGCCGCGGTCAAGGTCGGCCCCGAGGAGACCTCGGAAGGCGTGCCCCTGTGGCTGGTCCGTTCGCAGTGCACAGCTGGCGACGCCCACATGGTGGGCTGGACGGCGCTCGTGCCCGTCGAGGTCGAGGTCGAGCAGCTCCGCGAGACCGGTGGCCGTCGCCGCCTGAAGACCCTCTTCGTCAGCCCGTGGAGCGAGGACGCAGCATGACCACCCTGTACCGGTCGGTGGTGATCGAGTCCGCTGAGCAGGCCGAGGCGCTACCCATCGGGACGCCCGTCGTTCACCACCCGCGCCACGGCATGGAAGACCAGGCGGGCATCCGGGTCCGCGGTGGCTGGGAGTTCACCGGCACCAATCCCGACACCTTCGGCCATCAGGAGGCGGTCGGCATGGAGGCCCTCGTGCCCATCGAAGCAACCGAGGAGTCGATGCGTAGCCCCTCCACGCCGCTCGGAGACGCGATCCGGCGCGTAGCAGGCCGGGAGCCGATCACCCTTCGCCGCCTCGTCACCCCCTGGGAGGAAGCATGACCACCATCTGGGTCCAGACGCCCATCGAGAGCACCGAGCAGATCAGCCTCCTCCCCGACACCGCGATCCTCACCACCCCCGGCACCGACGGCCCGCCGATCGCGCTCGTGCGCGCCGGCGAACTCGACGGCCATCCCGTCTGGGAGGTCACCGGCCGACAGGAGATCGAGTTCGAGGCACGCCTCATCCACTGGGGCACTACCTGGATCGCCCTCACCCCCACCGAGGTCGAGGTCGAGCAGATCCGCGAGACCACCCGCCGTCGGCGCCGCAAGACCCTCTACATCACCCCCTGGCAGCACAGTGCGCACGCCACCGACCCCGGCGACGACGCCGAGGCGCTCGCCGATTGCGCGGACCAGGCATGAGGGCGGAGCAGCGGCGCGTGGGTCGGCGTATCCGGCGCGCGGAGCGTCGTGCGCGGTCGGCCTACAGCGAGAGGCGGGCCCAGTACGTCGTCGTCACGATCACGCCTGAGCTCGAGGGGTTCCAGGCGGCGCTCGGCGCGGCGCTCGCTCGGCTCGAGTCCGTCTCCGGCGCTCCCATGGACCAGCTGGCCGCCGCGCTGCGCCGCTTCGCGCGCACCTTCGGCGAGCCCAGCCCCCGGCCCACGCGGCCACTGATCCACAACGGCCGCGCCCCGAGAGGGAGGAGGTGATGCGAGATGCCGAGAGATCTGCGGTTCCTGTGACCGGGTGATCAACCCCGTCACGGGCGAATGTTCATGCAGCGACTGACGAAGGAGTGGGCCTGTGGCCTGGTTAAGAGCGGGTGATACCGCGGCGATGGACGAGCGCGTGCTCGGCGTCGCTGAGCTCGTGGATGCCGACGAGCGGTCCGTGAACGAGGTGTTCGGCTTCGTGATGCGCCTGTTCCTGCAGGCGGCACAGCAGGGCACGGACTACCGGATCTCGATGGGCACTGCGATGGTGCTCAGCCCCCGCTTCCAGCAGCTCCTGGATCAGGCGGCCCGCGCCGGGCTGCTGTCGCTCGGCGAGGAAGACGGCAAGAGGGTCATCCACCTCGTCGCCGATGCGGAGTTCTTGCACATGAGGACCCGCGAGGAGATCACGTGGGAGAACGAGCGGAAGGCTGACACGTCGGACCTGTCGCTGGTGATCCCGGTGCGGGTCCGGGATGGGGACGCGTGCCGCTACTGCGGCAAGGTCGTCTCGTTCGGGATGCGCCGCGGCAACCGTGCCGGCACCTATGACCACCTGATCCCCGGGCATCGCGCTCGGAGCATCGATGAGCTGGTCGTGGCGTGCAGGGGTTGCAACTCTGGGCGGGGAGACGGGGAAGGCGACCGCGGTCCGCGTTACCCGCTGCTTCCCCCTCCGTCCGAGCAGCAGCGCTACTACTCCTCGACCACCCTCGAGTGGTTCAAGGACCAGGGCACGGTGTTCACCGACCTGGGTCTGGTGATCCCGAAGCGCTCTCGCGGCGCGAAGGATCGAAAGCCGGGCAGCCAGACCCGACCCGACGCGAAGCCCCTCGAGGGCGTCGGTACCACCGAGCGAGCAGAGCACGCGGCGACCGCACCCAGCGGCGAACAGCGATCTGCCTCCCAGACGCGATCTGCAGACGCGGCGTCCGCATCCAGCGGCGACCAGCGCGCGGGGACTGCGCGGGGCTCGGCGGCCGACCGTGACCACCAGCGCGAGCGCCAGGACCCCGCTCGCGCTCCCGAGACGTCTGCAGACGCGGCGCCGCACACCAGCGGCGACCAGCGCGCGGGCGATCCCTCGGGAGTGCGAGCGGAGCGTCTGCCTCGCGCCGAGGTCGCATTTCAGGTAGCGCAAGACCCGGCCCCGACCAGCGCGAACACCGCTTCCAGAACGCTTCTGGAAGCTGAGGGTGCGGCTTCCGGAAACGCCGGGACGGGCAGGGACGGGTCGGGTCGGGTCGGGACGGACCGGGTAGGGACGGCACGGGAGGCCGCCGGCCAGGCGGCCCCCGGTGCTGGGAGACGTAGGAAGCGTGGCAGGAGACGGAGGGGTAGACGGTGAGTAGTGGAGGAGGAGCTGTGGAGACGGATGCGCATGAGGCCTGGGACTTCGAGAACCGGGTGAACCGTCTGAGGAACGAGCTGGATGAGGTGCCGCGGCTGGTGGGCGAGGTGTCGGACGTGATGCTGTCGATCGGGCGGTCGTCGCTGTCGATGGCTCCGGCGAGGTCGAGCGAGCGGCCGTTACCGGGCGGACGGGCGCTGGCCCTGCTCGGGCCGGTGTCGGAGCATGCGACCGAGGGTGATGACCTGCCGCATCCGGTGACGGTGCTGCGCGACATCGCCGACGCGGTGCGGGAGTGGCAGGGTGAGCGCTCGGTGCCGGGCGAGTCGATGGCGGCGGCGGTGGAGTTCGTGAAGTCGGCGGCGCGGTGGATCGTGGCGCACGAGGAGCTGGCTCGGTGGGTCGAGGCGCGGCTGGGGCAGACGCTCGGTCTGCTGCGGTCTCTCGTCGGCGAGGTGGAGCGCGTCGAGCCGAGGACGGTGGACCCGGCGCTGATCGAGGACCACATGCGGGCGATGCTCGACGAGGCGCCGGGCTCGTACCGGATGACGCCGGCGGAGGCGGATCACTTCTGGCCGGGGATCTCGGATCGGATCAAGGCGCATCGCTCGAGGGCGAAGGTGCGGGCTCGGGAGGACTCGAAGCGGGAGTCCCGTGAGGCGGGCGTACCGGTGCGGGTCGAGCCGGTGTTCTTCGCGCTGCCTGATGAGCGGGGCCGGTACGGCGCCGACGAGCTCGCGGAGTTCCATCGGGTGCGCGGGCATGTGCGGACACGCCGAGATGCTGAGGGGGTGAGTGCACGGGGCGTGGGCGTGTAGTAACCTGCGAGCGCGTGTTCAGCATGCCCTGATCCAGGTCGAGAACCCCGGTCGAGCCCCCGCGGCTCCCGGGGTTCTCGCATGTCCGGGGTGTGAGGTGCAGGCCCTTGACCGAGGTGGTGGTGACCGTGTGATCACCCGCCTCGGCTGCCGGGTGCGTAGGCGCTCCGCCTCGGCTCCCCCTCGCCAAGAGCGTCCTGCACGGCCGGCGGGTCACCCGCAGCCCACTCCACTGGGGTGGCCCGTCGGCGTGCTGATCGTGGGAGGTGGCCATGCCTCGCGCACCGCGCCGGCCGTGCCCTGTGCCGGGATGCCCCGACACCATCGGGGTCGGCGAGAGGTACTGCACGGAGCACGCCTCCCGGCATGAGCGGGTGCGCGGCACGAGGCAGCAGCGCGGCTACGGCCGCGAGCACGACCGGGAGCGTGAGCGATGGGCGCCCATCGTCGCGTCGGGCACGGCGCGGTGCGTGCGGTGCGGGGAGACCATCGTGCCGGGCACACCCTGGTCACCCGACCACACGGACGACCGGTCCGGGTATCTCGGGCCGGCGCATCGCCTGTGCAACCTCCGTGCTGCTGGGCGTGCGGTGAGGTGGCGGGGCAACGCCCGGTGACCCGCACGTGCCGGACCCGCGAGGGACCGGCTCCGGTCCCGACCTCGGGCGCGTCACCTGCGGCGATGCGCTCGCTTCACGGCTCGCTCGCGCCGCTCGCCCGACGCTCTGACCTGCGGGTTTGCTGGGCGCGTCGCGCGTCGACTGGCTCGTCTCGACCCTCTGACCTGCGGGTCCGCTCGCGCTCGGGTCGAGGACCATCGAGGCGGCGAAGCGTTGACCTGCGGGTTCGTTCGCCGCGCCGCGCGCGCCGTCGCTCGCGCGCCGCGAGCCGCGAGCCCCTGACCTGCGGTGATGGGTGGGGGGACCCCCTCCCCCCGCCCCCTCCGGGACCGCCGGGGAGGAGAACTCGTGCCCCCGCAGGTTGGACAGTTCTGATCAGGGGGTCCCCTGGACGCGCCTGATCACGCCGAGGAGGTGCTCGATGGCCGGCCCCGCTGCGCGCCCGGCGCTCGCCGTGCTCCGCGAGGGCAACCCGAGCCACCGGCCCGTCGAGGAGGGCGTGAAGCTCCCGCCGTCGGACTTCCCCGAGCCGAACTGGGCGCGGGAGTTTCCGGAGGCGAAGGCGCCGCGGCGGCCGAAGGAGCCGGAGCGGGAGCAGGACGAGTCGATCGAGCACTTCACCCAGCGGCAGTACCGCTACGACAAGCAGCTCGAGGCGTACGAGCTCCGCCGCCAGGCGATCAACGGCACCCGCTTCGTGCGCAAGCGGGCCTCGGAGGAGTGGCGGCGCGTCGTCCCGATCCTCCGCAACTCCATCGGCCTCTCCGACCCGGACTGGTCCATCGTCGTGGACCTGTGCGTGTGCGTCGCCCGCCTCGAGTGGTGCGAGCACGAGCTCGCCCGCGTCGGCCTGATCGTGATGGGCCAGCGCGGCGCCGCGAAGAACCCGCTGACGACCGTCGCCGGCCAGTACCGCGTGCAGCTGAAGACGTACATCCGCGAGCTCGGCCTCTCCCCCAGCGCCCGCACCGGCCTCCCCGCCGGCCCGGGGGACGACGACGAGGACGAGGACGACATCTTCGACTGATCTGCCCGCCACGACCCCCGAGAGGGCGCTGCGCGCGACCCGACGGGAGGTGACCGGCCGTGCCGACCGCGGACTACGACGCTCTCCCCGTACCGTACGACGCGCTGATCGAGCTCGGCCTCACGCACGAGCAGATCGTCGACGCCCTCGACCGCCGGCCCCTCGTCCTCGCCTGCCAGGCGAAGGACCACCCGGGCGCCTGGTACGACGTGCCGCGCGCTCGCCGGGCTCTGCAGGCGCTCGGCGCGTTCCGGCACACGAAGGGCCGCTGGGCGGGCGTGCGGATGCGTCTGGGCGAGGGCCTGGACCCGTGGCAGGTCGTCTGGGTGATCGCGCCGATCTTCGGCTGGGTCTTCCACGACGCGGAGATCGACCGCGTGGTGCGCGTGATCCGCTCTGCCTGGGTCGAGGTGCCGCGCAAGAACGGGAAGTCGACGATCTCCTCGGCGATCTCCGGGGTGCTGCTGCTCGCTGATCGCGAGCCGGGCGCCGAGGTCTACAACGCCGCCGGCAGCACGCTGCAGGCGGGCCGGGTCTTCGAGGACGCGAAGCGGATGCTGTCGACGTCGAAGGCCGCTCGGCGCCGTGTGGAGCCGCTGAAGGACGTCGTGCGCGTGCCGCGCACGGGCAGCATCCTCCGCGTCCTCTCCCGCGTCGCGGAGACTGCGCACGGCCTGAACGTCTCGGGCGCGATCATCGACGAAGTGCACACGCTGCGGCTGCGGCGCGCGCTGGTCGAGGCGATCGAGACCGGTGTCGGTGCGCGGGATCAGCCGCTGATCGTCTTCATCACCACGGCCGACGAGGCCGAGGAGGGGACGGTCTACGACGAGAAGCACCGCCTGACCCGGAACCTGGCGCTGGGGATCCTCTCGAACCCCTCGCACTACGGCGTGATCTGGGCGGCCGAGCCGTCCGATGACCCGTTCGCCGAGGAGACGCAGCGGAAGGCGAACCCGGGCTACGGGAAGTCGCCGACGAAGCGCTACCTCGAGGACGAGGCGACGAAGGCGAAGTCCTCGCCGACGTACCTCCCGACCTACCTGCGGCTCTCGCTGAACCTGCGCAAGCGGGCGCAGAGCCGCTGGCTGGACATCGACAAGTTCGACGAGCTCCGCGCACCGATCGACCGCGCCAAGCTGCGCGGCCGGCGCGCCTGGGGCGGCCTGGACCTGTCGGCCGTCTCCGACTTCTCGGCCTGGGCCGTGTGGGTCGAGTCGAACCGGCCGGGCTTCGAGCTGGACCTGCTGGTGCGGTACTGGGTGCCGGGCGAGCGGGTCGAGGACCTCGAGAAGCAGATGCTCGTCCCGCTGCAGCAGTGGATCGACGACGGCCACGTCGTCGCGACCGACGGCGACGTCATCGACTACTCGACGATCAAGTCGCAGATCATCGGCGACGCCCGCCACTTCGACATGCGGCGCATCTCCTACGACCGCATGTTCGCGGGCCAGATCGTGCAGGAGATCGACCAGGAGCTCCGCGGCGTCGAGGTGAACCCCGTCGGCCAGGGCTTTCTCGGCCTGTCCGCGCCGGCGAAGGAGTTCGAGCGGCTGCTCGGCTCGCAGACGGTCCGCTTTCCCGACGACCCGGTGACCCGCTGGATGGCGTCGGTCGTCGAGGTGAAGCGCGACGAGACCGACAACATCCGGCCCGTGAAGCCGAACCGCCAGCAGGCGCTGACCCGCATCGACGGCATCCAGGCCGCGGTGACCGGCCTGGACGGATGGATCCGCACGGCCACGCAGAACACGCACAGGAAGGTCGTCGTCGGCTCCCGGCGGTGACCGCCAGGAAGGGGGTGCTCGTGGCCACGGAGCTCGAGACGTTCGAGACGCTGGAGCGGATCCGGCTCGCCCGCCAGGAGCCCCTCACGCACCTGGACCTGTACCTCAAGGGCATGCAGCCGCTGAAGTACATGGCGCCGGCGCTCGAGGAGGAGTTCGGCGGCCGCGTCACCCAGCTGGTGATCAACTGGCCGAAGATCGTCACCGAGCAGTACGAGAACGTGCTGGACGTGACCGGCTTCCGCGCCCCCTCCACGGGCAACGGCGGGCCGAACGAGAAGATCGACGCGCTGATGTGGGACATCTGGAAGGAGAACGACCTCGACGAGCAGGCTCCGATGCTGCACACGGAGTCGATCGGCCTCGGCGACGCGTACATGATCTCCGGCCCCGGCGACTCCAAGGACGACCTCCCCATCGTCACCGCCGAGTCCCCCTTCCAGGCCTACGCCCGCCGTAACCCCCGCACCCGCAAGATCAGCGACGGCATCAAACGCTGGACCGAGGGGGACGACGACGAGAAGGTCGAGTGGGGGAACCTCTACCTGCCCGACGCCCGCATCACGTTCCGCAAGACCGGCGACGGCTGGCTCGAAGACTCGCGCTTCAACCACGGCTACGGCTCGCCCCTGATCGTCCCGTTCACGAACCAGATGCGGCTGCTCGAGCCCTACGGCCGCTCCGAGTTCGAGGACATCATCGGGATCGCCGACGCGATCAACAAGATGGCCACGGACATGATGATCTCCGGCGAGTTCCACGCGATGCCGCGCCGCTACGCCTTCGGCCTCAAGAAGGAGGACTTCGAGGACGAGAACGGCAACCCGATCAGCGACTGGAAGAAGCTCGCCGGGGGCATCTGGGCGTCCGAGATCGCGGGCCCCGACGTACAGGTGGGGCAGTTCCCCGAGGCGGACCTCACGAACTTCCACTCCTCGGTGAAGCTGCTGTTCCAGATCGCGTCGATCATCGCATCGCTCCCGTCCTACGTGACCGCGTTCGGCGGCGACAACCCGGCCTCGGCCGAGGCGCTGAAGGCCGCGGAGATCACAAAGAACAAGCGCGCCGAACGGAAGGTCACCGTGCTCGGCGGCGCCCACGCCGAGGTGCAGCGCAACAACCTCCGCATCCTCGGGCAGTTCGCTCCCGAGATGCGGCGCATCGAGACCCAGTTCCGCCCCGTGGCCACGGCCAGCGAGGGCCAGCTCAGCGACTACGCGATGAAGCTCGTCTCCCAGGGCATCATCCCGCCGCAGCAGGCCCGCAAGGACCTCGGCTACTCCCAGGAGGAACGCCGCCACATGGAGCGCTGGGACCGCGAGAACCTCGCCGACCCGTTCATCACCCGGATGACG